GTCTATGGCGCTAAGGTTCTTCGTCCTGAAGCACTTGTCTCTGCCTTCTACGGCATCGACTAAAAATGGAGTGGGGGATGAAATACTCCCCCTTTTTTACTATGCCTCAGATTGGAAGCGAACAAAACCCTATTCGTATGAGCGCTAAACGAACAGTTAAAGTTAGCGGTCAGTATTTAAAAAGCGAGAACAAAAAAAAATACGATGAAAATTATGATCGTATTTTCGGGAGAAAAAAAGATGATGATGAAAAAAGATAAGCGTATGGGCTATGGTAAAGGCGGCAAAACTAAAAAAGACGGAAATGCTGCTGCACGTCGAGAATACAAAGACGGTGGCAAAGTAATGAAAGGCGCTATGCGTACTTGTATGCCCAACTAAAATGAAAGTCAAAGCTCCTGAAGGCTATCACTGGATGAAAAAGGGCAAAGAATATAAGCTCATGAAAGATCCTAGAGATGGCTACAAACCCCACAAAGGTGCTTCAAAAGAAGCTAACTTTGAAATTCAAAAGGTTCATAAGAAATAATGGCTGCTACTTATCTTGAAATTACAAACGAGTTGTTGCGAGAGTTAAACGAAGTAGCTCTTACATCAGCTACGTTTGCTGGGGCTATTGGAGTTCAGCAACATATCAAAGACTGTGTAAACAGAGCATACCTTGATATTGTTAATGAAGAACCTCAATGGCCTTTTCTTGCTGTAGATACAAGCGGTTCTACAGATCCTTTTTATGGCAACACGTATGTTGATACAGTTGCAGGCACACGCTGGTATTTGCTAAAGCCTACGTCGTCTAGTTTGACAACAGACTACGGTTATATTGATTGGGATAATTTTTACCTAACGACTATTGGCGTAGACGGCGAATCAGCCCCATATGTTAGTAAAAATCTTTCATTTACTACTACAGAAGAATGGAAAGATTTTGCACGTACAGCAGAAAATGCAGACGATGCAGATACTCAAAATCATGGAGAGCCTCGCAGAGTTATTATTAGTCCTGATAATCGTAAATTTGGTTTAAGCCCTATTCCAGATAAAGTTTATCGTGTGTACTTCTACGCATATAATTTGCCAACAGAATTAAGTGGACACGGGGATGAAATTGTATTCCCAAATATTTACAAGCCTGTGTTGCTTGCTAGAGCTAGATATTATGTCCATCAGTTTAAAGAAAGCTCACAGGCTGCAGCATTTGCACTAGAAGATTATAAGCGTGGACTACGACTTATGAAATCTAATCTGATGTCTTCAACGCCTGATTATATGTCAACAGATCGTGTGAGGTTTGTATAAATGTCTCAGCCTTTTGGCATTTCATGTAGAGGTGGTTTAAACACTAATCTCAACCAGCTTGAAATGCTTCGACAGCCCGGCCTTGCTACTAAGCTTAGAAACTTTGAGGTAGATCCTGATGGAGGCTATCGACGTATCAACGGCTTTACGCAGTTTGGCGACACACGTCCCAATAGTGATGAAGACGTGCTGGGCATTTCTGTATATGGCGATGGTGTAATTGTCTGTTCAGGTACTGATATACATTTTAGCATTGATGGTTCAACGTGGATACAAATTAATAAAAGTTCTGTAGCTAACGGCGGCGATGATTATACCACTTTTACAGGACGAACGACACTTGCTAGAACTGGACAGGGCCAATGTTCATTTGCACTTTTTGAAGGCGCTACATATGACTATGGCGAATTAATTATTGCAGATGGCGCTAACAAGCTTTATTCGTTTCGTATGGAAGGCACTGGTGCGCTTACAACTCGTACATTTTTTGCATATGAAATTACAGTAGATGGAACCAATGGCGTTAAATACATAACCAACCACGACCACCATCTTATTGCAGCAGGTGTAGAAAACAATTTAAATACAGTTTACTACAGTGTTTACAATGACCCTGATAACTTTACGGGTACTGGTGCTGGCTCAGTAGTTATATCAGATCAGATTCAAGGTATTCGTGGATTCCGTACTGATTTGATTGTGTTTGCTAAGAATAGCATTCACAAACTTATAAATATTAATGATCCTAATAATATTCGCATCGACCCTATTACAGAAAACGTAGGTTGTTTATCGGGGTATAGTATTCAAGAAATTGGTGGTGACCTTTTGTTCTTGAGTCCTGATGGAATTCGTACTGTTGCGGGTACAGCCCGTATTGGTGACGTTGAGTTAAGTTCTGTGTCTCGACAAATTCAAAGCATTATCGGAGACATTGCAAACTCAATTAATACGTTTACTATTGATAGCTGTGTATTACGATCTAAGTCTCAGTATCGTTTATTTTATACAGATAAAACTTTAGGCTCAAATGTCTCTAAAGGCATTATCGGTACATTTACTGCTAATGGCTTTGAATGGGCTGAAACGCTTGGCATTCAAGCAATGGGACTTACAACAGGCTTTGATGTAAATGGAATTGAAAAAGCTTTTCATGGTGATAAAGATGGTTACATCTATAATCACGATACAGGAAACGCTTTTAATCCTGAAGGAGTAGAAACGCAAATTGTTTCAGAATATCAAACGCCTAACTTTGATTTTGGTGATATAGGCACAAGAAAAACAATTAAATATGTACGTATTTCTGTATCGCCTGAAGGCGAGTGTCAGCCTACACTAAGAATGCGATTTGATTACGAAGATCCAAATATTCCACAGCCACAAGATTATACGCTAGATTCTATACCACTTCCAGCTATTTTTGGCTCTGCAGCATTTGGTACAGCTACTTTTGGCGCTGCTAATGATCCAATGTTTAGACAGCCTGTAGAAGGCAGCGGCAACACAATTAGTTTTAGAATTAGAAGCGAAGATGTTAAAGCGCCATACGCAATTAATGGCCTTTATATAGATTATATGCCATCAGGTAGGAGATAAATATGGCTCAGAATTACACTCGACAAAGTTCGTTTAATGATGGCGATACTATCACAGCTTCGTTGTTTAATGACGAGTACAACCAGTTAGTTAATGCTTTTACATATTCAAGCACTTCAGAATCTACTACTGGTCACCGTCATGATGGAAGTGCTAATCAAGGCGGCAACATCTTTAAAATTGGCGACCTAGATTTTTTAAATAAGATTGAAGTAGATAGCACTAATAACCGTTGGGGTTTTTATGTAGAGGTTTCTAGTGCAGCAGTTGAGCAAATCCGCATTCAAGATGGTTCCGTTGTTCCTGTTACTACTAATGATATTGATTTGGGTACTGCCTCACTCCAGTTTAAAGACCTTTATATTGATGGGACTGCTAACGTTGATAGCCTTACACTAACTTCTGGCTCAACAGTTACAACTATTCTTGATGAAGATGATATGTCTTCAGATAGTGATACAGCCCTCGTTACACAGCAGTCCGTAAAAGCTTACGTTGATGCTCAGGTAACTGCTCAGGATTTTGACTTTCAAGCTGATACTGGTGGTGCGTTAAGCATTGACCTAGACAGCGAAACCATGACTTTTACAGGCGGCACAGGTATTAATACCTCTGGTGCGCTAAACGAAGTTACTTTTGCTATAGACTCTACGGTAGCCACTCTTACTGGGACGCAAACACTTACTAACAAAACGCTTACTTCTCCTGACGTAAACACTCCAGACATTGATGGCGGTACTATTGATGGAGCTATTATTGGCGGTACTACTGCAGCAGCTGGTTCATTTACTACTGTTTCTGCTACAGGCAACATTACGGTAGGCGGTACTGTAGATGGACGTGATGTGGCTGCAGATGGAACTAAGCTTGATGGTATAGAAGTTTTAGCAGACGTTACTGACACAACTAATGTCACAGCCGCTGGTGCTGTCATGGACAGTGAGTTGACTAATGAGACTGCTGTTAAGGCTTTGGATCAGGGCGTTGCTACTACTGACTCACCTACCTTTGCTGGCCTTACGACTACAGCTGACGTGTCATTCGGTGACAACGACAAGGCTATCTTCGGTGCTGGCTCTGACCTACAGATTTACCACACAGGTTCGCAAAACTATATTGAGGATGCTGGTACAGGTAATTTAAATTTCAAGTCAAACGGCAACAACTTTAACTTCCTTGATGGAAGCGACAATGTTGTTATGCAAATTGATATAGATTCAGAAACAACTCTATATCACAACACAAGCGCCAAACTAGCCACCACTGCTACAGGCATCGACGTTACAGGTAGTGTGACTGCTGATGGGCTTCAGATAGATGGTGCGGCGACAATAACACAGTCTGCTGGTTCTGATTTTTTAAAGTTTGATGTTGACG